ATGGCCCAAATGCCAAGGTCCGTCCAAAACAAGCCCTGTTGACCAGCTTGGATACCCTGCACAATACGAGAACCCTTGGGTATGCGGTAATCGCCTGCCTGATTGGTTGGGCTAAGAATCCAACTCTCATAGTCGCCAACATCACACCAGCGGATCAACATTGGATCTACAAATCCGGTGAATGTGCTGCCAAAGGCAATGATCTGTTGCTGCGGCATAGCAACGAATATTCCATTATTGGCGGGGGGTGCATTGGCTATTATCTGCCCTATAGGAGCTCCAGAAGCTGGGTTCCAAAGGTAAATTGGTCCACCCAATGGGTTTGCCAGCAAATAGCCACCCCAGTTATCCAAGGTCCAATCAATAGCATTGATGGGAACGCCCGTATTGTCAGGCGAAGATGCGCCAGTGCCGTATCCGCCTGCGCCGTAAGGTCCTTTACCATATCCAAGCGCAGGAGTGCTTGGCCCTACGCCATTATGGTAAACAAACCTGACAAAGTCAGAATTTTCAAAAGATGTTGTTGATGCTGTGGCGGTGTTCCCTGCCGATATTTGAAACTGCGCAGCATTGTACACATTTAAAACGGTGTAATTGCCGTAGAGTGTTATGTCGCTGTTGCCAATGGTTGTGGCTACTAAAGCAGGGAAAACATCACCGACTAAATACCCATGATCTGACAACATAACCACAACAAAGCTGCTGCCGTTTGTCGTTTCATAAAGTGGAACTTGCCCCGTATTAGTGATGCTTCCGCCGCTCACATAGGCCCCATATTCAGAACTGGCATATGTGACACTTGTCGAAGTTGAGGAGTAGACAAGATAGGTTCCGTTGTACCCGGCAGGGTTTACCCCGGTAATGGTAATGGTGCTACCGATTTCAAACGTATATGAAGCGGCATATGTTAAAGTAGCCAATGAGCCTGTGCCAGACGCCCCGGTAACAACTTTTGTTGTTGTGCTAAATGTTGCATTTTTAGGCGCACCAAGAGCATCTGTTGCAGTGATTGCATACGTATCTACGGTAAGATTTGTGCAGGGATACTGACCAAATAGAACCAAACCGCCCACGCTAACCTGCGTCTGGATATCAACAACATCATGAACGTCTATGTTACTGTCTACATCCGTAATTGTTACAATAGGGCTACTTGCAGTTGTAGAAAAGTTAACTGGCACATCTACAGTTGTTTTTTGAGGTGTAATGTCATTGATGCCACCATTGGTGACAATCTCCAATGAGCCGCCCCCGCCAGTGACCGTGCCGCCGGAGACATATGCTCCAATTTCCGTGCTGGCATATGATACAGATGTTGGGGTTGCCCCTGTAACGATATATGTCCCGTTATATCCAGCCGGATCTATGCCAGACACGATTATGCCTTTGCCAATATGAAAAACAAAGGGGCCGATATAGGTTAAGGTTGCAGTTACTCCATTGCCACTTGCTCCAGTGACAGTGATATCACCCTGGCCCACCGCACCAACGGCAAGATATGAGTTTGAATTGGTGTCTTCCCATCCCCACAGACAGCGCACAATTGAGCCGATAAAGCTCGCTGACAATGACGGATACTTCAGCCAGCCACCAAGCTTTTGAACCAAGCCGCCAATCGTCCGATCCGGGATAAACCGTATAAGCTGGCTTTCAGAGATCGCAGCCTCATTAAGGGCCGGGGTCTTGTTCTGATCAACGCCTGGGATAAGCTTGAAGGAGTTATGGGGCATGGGTTAGCCCCTTGTCGGTGAAGCAATAGGCGACGGGGACTGAGAAGACCAGCCAGCGGCTTCGAACTTCTTTCTGTTCTCCTCCACCATCGCGTTCTTCAAGAGGGCCTGATACTGGCTTTCGTAGGTAATAGCCATCTGAGGATCGTCGTTTGCCCTGCCAAAGTTGCGTTGATAGGCGCTGATGTAGATCATGGAAGCCATAATCATGATATCAGGCAGATTAAGGCTGATGAATGTGGTGGAACCAGCGGATGCCGTTGTCCCAATTGTGGTAGCGGTTATGGCAGACGTAGACACAACCACCGTTGTTGAGTTTGTCACCGTCACTACAAAAGACGCATTCCAGCCAGAAGGCGCAAAATTGTAGAGCGTTATTGTGTTCCCCGTAGACAGGCCATGCGCTGCACTGAAGACGATTGTTCCACCAGAAGAAGCAGACGAAACAGGCGGCAAGTATCCCAAAGATTGCGGACGATATGTTCCAACAATTTCAACGCTGTAGCTGGCGTCTGGATAGGGACCAACCAAAAAAGTGTAATTGTCAAACGGAACCCAATACTGAGGAACGGAGCGATTGGCGGAAAGACCGGACCCGTAGCAAGCATCCAAAAATTCTTTTGTTGTTGGCAAAAGCGGAACTCGATTGCCAGAATCTGGATTACTTGTTCCCGCTGGAGTGATCACATTGATCTGCTCTGGAACAACCAAAGTCCCGTATGGAAACGTCTCAGCGTCAACATTCAAAACCCTGCTTCCAACAGTCAAGCTGTAAGCCGTTGACGAAGCGGAAGTGAACAGGAAGTCAAGATCACGATACATCCGGTTTTCAGAATAGGTGATCATCTGCGTCAGGATGTTCTGAAAAGCGGAATCGGTCTCTGAAACGACAGCCATTGTCGCGATTTGAGTGACATACTGTGCGTAATTGAGGCCGGTGGTCATGTTAGAAACTCCAAGACGCAGAGACTATAACACCACAAGCTTCTTTACGCCATACTGGTTGCCGCAAGCTTGACCTCCGCAACCCTACGGCTCCATCCCTTCCCAAACGTCTCAAAGGTCGGCAGCCGCTTGAGGAAGTCGAGGCGCATGTCGCAGAGGGCGTCAACCACCTGCTCGGGGTCGCACTCCCTGATGGCGCCCATGGACTTTGGCCCCAAAGACCCATCAACGAGGACGCCAGCAATCTCTTGCAAGAACTTCGCCGCCCTGCCCACGCCGGAGTTCACCGCCAAGTCGTAGGCCGCATAGTCCACGCCATTGGGGAGCTGGTCGCCCTTGATCTTGTCCCAATACATAGCCTTGTAGAAGGGCTTGACGATGAATGGCGTCAAGGCGCGCATGAACTCTTCGTTCACAGGATACCCGACATACGACTCCCACGCCCTCTGCGTGACGCCCAAGTTCGTGCGCCCACCCGGATCGCGAGGGTCGTTGACGTAGCCGCCTTCGTGGGCCAGCACCATCTCAAAGCTGACGTCCCAATTCTCTTGCATGTCACTTGTCCTTTGCAGCAAGGAGGTCGTTCTTGGCCTTAGATCCGGCGGACGAGCCGTAGTAGAAGTTGACCACGCCGGTCCACGCCGTCCCCAAGGCGCCCAACATCATTAGGAGCGCCTCCGTGCCCGTCTGCGGCATCCCCATCACCAGCATCCAAACCAAGATACCAAAAAACCCAACTGTAATGACAATTGCCAAAAGCTTGGGAACCCAATCTTTGGTTTCGCGCTGCATCTGACGGGCGCTGTCACGATCCCCGGCAGCAATGCGCTCAAGATCAATGTCCAGTTCCTTCATGTGCGCCTTGAAGTCTGCGTCAATTTTCTTCAGGGCTACAAGCTGGTCGGGGGATGCATTTGACATTGCCGCCTTTACATCATCCTCCGAACCATTTTCATGGCCCAAAAGAACGGCAGACAGTGTTTTGACAGCAATCCCCGCCAAGGGGCCACCCAATGCAGTCGCAATGGTCGGGGCTATCTGACCAAGCAGAGGCCCAAATTGATCAAGCAAGCTCATCTGTCTTTCTCCAGCAACGTGAGGCGCTTATCTATTGCTGCCACCATCTGAGCAACATCAAAACGTATGGAAGCACGGGCCATAGCTGCGTCTGTATTCATGTCCATGCGAGATTTTTCTATCGCAGACATTGAACGCTCACGATCAAGCGTCATGGCTGCGCGAGCAAGCGCCGCCTCACGCTCGACCTTTTCAATCTTGTCGCTCAAAGCTTCCCTGATCTGAGCCATGTCAATGGTCGTGCCCTGCGGCGGGATCGCCTTGTTGTCGGCATTTACCACAACTGCGATCTTGGATTTGATTTGGATGATTTCGTTGTTGGCGTTAGACAGGGCACTCATCAAATAGACAACGCAAGAGAACAAAATTGGGATACCGGCAAAAGTGATTTTTTCAACTAGTGCGCCTTTGCTGGCGCTTGCGGCCATCTCAAGGGCAATCTTTTCCTGTTTCTCTTCAGTCGTACTCATTTGTCTGCCTTCCCATCAAGCTTGTCATAGATGCGTTGGAACATCGTTTCAATGTGATCCATGCGCTTGTCAAGATCGTCTTTTCGGACGTAGTTTACGGGCAAATCAACTTCAATCTTGTGAAGATTGTCTTTCAAGGTCTGCACTGCTTCCCATAATATCCGAAAAAACCAGCCGGACACTGCTAGAATGGCCCCAAAAACCATGTTGATAGTTGACTGATCCACAAGGTCAAACCTCATCATTCGGCTGCTACAGCTAAAGTTGATGCCAACTTGCTCTCTTCATAGTACTCCATATTTTGCTTTAGGCGAACATCTTCTGGCTCAAATGCAATAGCAAGTCTCCCTTGCTCAATTGCAATGTCATACAATCCTAAGCGCCATGCAGCGATAGCGGCATAATCATGCAACTGATACCCCCAAACGATTGATTCAGAGGTGTATACGTTTTCCCGAAAGGTGATCTTTAGCCCTCGCATAGCGTAGGCAAAGCACTCTTCCCACCGGCTTTGAAGGTAACATAAGTGTGCCAATTCGTACCAAGGTTCCCGAATATGAGGAACTTCAACTGCCGCCATGTGAAAAGCTTTTTCAGTCTCAATGCTGTTGCCAAGCTCACGATAACTGCGCCCAATGACGCGATAAGCATATGAGCGTTCGTGATCCCAGGTTGCCGTAGGCATTGCTAGGTACTTTTTGCACATATCAATGCTTTCCTGCCACCGGCCATAGAAACTCAGTTCTCTGGCGTAGTAGAAGGCATTGCGCTGGCAAGACGGGTCTTCCTTGACGGATAGCTCCAACAATCCAAGATATGACCCCCTGCTTTTCGTTGGGTCAGGCTTGTGCGTGACAAGGAGCATCCCAGTGTTGGCCCAAACTTCTTGAAAGTCACAGCTCATTCTCAATACTTCATGGCAAGGATGATGCCATTTGTACCCATGTCTTGCGTGTATTTTTTCAGAATGAAATTTTAGTCCGTTACTCCAGTCAAACAAATATCGCATGTGAGTGGTCACACCCGCCTCCCAGACGCGCTCAACTTCTTCACGCCACCCAGTCTCAAGCACCTCATCTAGGTCCAAGCTGATGCAGACATCAAAGTCACGTGGAACAAGAGCAAGGGCCGCATTGCGAGCTAGGTCAAACCGCCACGGAGAAATGCATATGTCGTAAGCCGTTGCTCCGCACTCACGAGTCAATTCAACTGTGTTGTCTGTGCTTCCAGTGTCGGCAATGAGGATGAGATCTGCGTCTTTTGCAGACTCACAGAACTGCTTGACGAAGCTAGCTTCATTTTTGCTGATGGCATATACGCAAATCTTCATGTTCAGTCCCCCTCAGAACCATTTGCTGTAGTAGTGCGGCCTGTTTTCCTTAATCCATGGTTTGGCGGCTTCTGTCAAAGCATTATGGTCGTGACCAATCGTGGCAGAGCCAACATGGTGAACATAGGCTTTTGAGACATAGTTGTAGAAGCCAGCAGCGATCAAATCCTCACACATGACATCATCTGAATACCAATTCAGGGGAGGAAATGGTGCAGTACGGTACGCAGCTTTGCTAAGATAAGCAAATATTGGAGACACACAGTTAAGATTGCGCAAAACTCTATCATTATAGCGTATGTTCTGAACTGCCCGAACTTCATTGGAATAGGTAGCAACCATGCCAAGGGTGTTACTGTTCCAGGCTTTTAGACCTTGAATGTCAGACATAAACTCAGCCATAGTAGATGGAGTTAGGACAACGTCGTCATTAGCGATGATTAGCTCATCATAAGACAAAAACGCCTCATCCATGGCTGCGTTGTAGCTCTCGCCAAAAGACGAGCCAGAGAACCCGTAGCGAAGCAGATCTGCTTCTGGCGCATAAGATTTTATGGAAGCCTCAAGAACGCTGATGTTTTTGTCTGTGTTGCAACAGACAATGATTGGTAGCATGAGACCCCCCTCTTGCCCTTTGCTGACTATATAATTGACCAGGTACTGCCTGACGGAACAGTAACAGTGACTCCACTGTTGATGGTGACAGGACCAGCAGTCATTGCATTATAGCTGGTGGTGATTGTGTAGTTCGTTGTTATTGTTTGCTGATTTTCGTAAAAAATACGATCAGGCGAGCCGCCAGTTGGGTAAATAGATCCAGTTGGGCCAGTTGCGCCAGTAGGCCCAGTAGCACCGGTAGGGCCGGTTGGACCGGCAACAGTTGAAGCTGCACCTGTCGCGCCGGTTGCACCGGTTGGCCCTGTAGGACCAGCGACAATAGAAGCAGCCCCTGTCGCGCCTGTTGCGCCGGTGGGGCCAGTTACGGATGATGCTGCACCGGTTGCTCCGGTAGGACCAGTAACAGAAGACGTAGCGCCAGTGGCACCTGTGGCACCTGTTGCACCTGTGGGACCTGTGACAGAGGACGCAGCACCCGTTGCTCCCGTAGGACCGGTGGGGCCAGTTACGGATGATGCTGCACCGGTTGCTCCGGTTGCACCGGTTGCTCCGGTAGGACCAGTAACCGAAGAGGCTGCGCCAGTTGCGCCCGTGGCACCTGTTGCACCTGTGGGACCTGTGACAGAGGACGCAGCACCCGTCGCACCCGTAGGACCAGTAGGACCAGTAACTGAAGATGCAGCACCTGTGGCACCAGTCGCACCCGTAGGACCTGTAACCGAAGAGGCGGCTCCAGTAGCACCAGTAGGCCCAGTTGGGCCAGTCACAGACGACGCCGCCCCAGTAGCTCCGGTTGCTCCTGTTGCACCAGTTGGGCCTGTGACAGACGAGGCAGCGCCCGTTGCGCCGGTGGCACCAGTTGGACCAGTCACAGAAGAAGCAGCCCCGGTAGCTCCAGTTGGACCAGTAGGCCCAGTAGACCCCGTTGCGCCGGTTGCGCCAACTGAACCTATGACGGAAATGTTCCAAGAGGCAAAAGTGCCAGAACCACCAATGAAATCAACACCAACTGTCATACTGGTAGTTGTGTAAACAGTAATTGGGCCTTCCATGAAGTTTGTAGGCGAGGCCGAAGATGCAACGCGCACACGAGTTCCAACGCCAAATGCCGTTGCAGATGCGCTGAGATTTGTTGTAAAAACTTTTGATCCCGTAGCAATCAGCGTGGAAGTTGTGCTGGTTAGGCCAGCATAACCAATACCAGTGGGGCCGGTGGGGCCGGTTACTGAAGACGCAGCTCCAGTGGCTCCTGTAGGGCCAGTAGCACCGGTTGGTCCGGTTACGGATGATGCTGCACCAGTTGCGCCGGTAGGACCAGTAGCGCCAATAGGGCCAGGCGCACCATTGATGTTCGTTGTCCAAGACGCAAACGTCCCCGATCCAACTACGGACGTTATGTCCATGACAAGAGCGCCAGTTCCCACATTGTAGGATGTGACCGTTCCAATCATGTAGTTGGACGAACTGTTGGCTATGATTAACTGCTGCGCAACCGTATACGAAAGGCCAGTCGCAACTGTAAGAGACTTAGCTCCAAGACCAATTGTAAGAGATGTTGTACTGGTTGAGTTATAAAGCCCACCCGCAACACCGGTTGCGCCAGTTGGGCCAGTGGGGCCGGTGGGACCTGTTGAACCGGTAGGACCAGTAGGGCCAACTACTGTTGAAGTTGGGCCAGTAGCCCCAGTCGGGCCAGTGGGGCCAGTGGAACCAGTAGCCCCAGTCGGGCCAGTGGGGCCAGTTGGGCCAGTGGGGCCGGTGGGGCCAGTGGAACCGGTAGGGCCAGTAGGGCCAACCACTGTTGAAGTTGGGCCAGTAGCCCCAGTTGGGCCAGTGGGGCCAGTGGAACCAGTGGGGCCGGTGGGGCCGGTTACTGAAGAAGCCGCACCCGTAGCTCCAGTGGGACCAGTAGCACCAGTCGGACCGGTAACTGAAGAAGCGGCACCGGTTGCGCCCGTGGGTCCGGTTGACCCAGTCGCGCCTGTCGGTCCTGTGACAGAAGAAGCAGCACCGGTGGCTCCGGTTGGGCCTGTTGGCCCTTGACTGCCGGTGGGGCCGGTAGCACCGGTATTTCCGGGGTTTCCAATGCTGCCCTGCGGACCAGTAGGACCAGTTGCGCCTGTCGGGCCTGTCGCACCAAGGTTTCCAATACTACCCTGCGGGCCGGTAGGGCCAGTTATAGATGCGCCAGTGGCCCCGGTTGCGCCTGTTGCTCCGGTTGGGCCAGCAACACCAATACCCGTTGCGCCAGTTGCGCCGGTGGCTCCGGTCGGGCCGGTAGGGCCTGTAAGACCCTGACTACCGGTAGGGCCGGTCGGACCTGAAGTCAGTCCAGATATCGCACCAGTAGTTGTACGACGGGAAACGCCACCCTGAACAATTTCAATCTCTTCCGCACCGCTGATGCTCGTCGCAACAGGGAGATTGGGAATCTGAATGTTTGTCGCCATTACAAAACCCCTACATCCCTTTAGCTGGATGAGCCATTAAGCGGACCAGTGCGTGGCACTTCGTCAAAGTTATACGGCAATCCAGGGTCGTCGTCACCTGGTGCATTTGGATCTGTGCCAGGACGCTGATTCAACCCGCCCGGAGGTTCGCCAGTCATCTGCGTCACTCTGGGGTCAGATGTCGCCAAACTATTGAAGGTGGTAACGCGAGTATCCCCGCCAATGATAGGCAGGCCAGTTGTCGGATCAATGTTGATCTGAACGGTCCCAATCACCACTAATGGGCCAAGAACCGTACTGGCATAAGACACCGTATACGGAGATCCCGTAGTGCATGCCGTTACAATAGCGGTTTTGTTGAACCCGGCAGGTTGCATACCAGAGATGATGATGGTGCTGCCTACCCCTATGGCGGGGAAATCAACAGGCACATTAAGGGTAAGAGTAGCCGTAGATCCATTACCCGTGCCAAGCGTTGGGACCAGCAAAGTTCCTGATGTACCTCTGGTGTTGGTCTCCGCAACAATGAAATCCTGCACACGCGCATTCATAATGGGCGTAGGATCTGCTGGGACAACAATGGCGCGCAGTTGTTCTTGCGGGACATCATAGCAAGTGTCGCAAACCAAAAACTTGAGGTTCTGCAAGGACGCGCCACGCCAGTCGTACTGCCACTTGAGATTAACATGATTGTGGCGAAACCCGCACCGGTCACATATCGCATGTGCCTGCGGGTTCTTTGCGCTAGTTCTGGCTCTACCGGCTTGCGAAGCGTAACCCATGACGCCCCCTTATCGGAAATAGCCAGAGATCATAGGGGAAATGTACTGCTGGGCAGTTTCTACGTTCTGATCAGCAGCAATCTGATACGCCTCATCAGCCATCGGCTTGAGTATTTGAACCCGTTCAGGAGCCCAAATAACCGCCAATCTCTGAGCTAAACCGTAAGCAAATGCTTCCATCCAAAGATAGGGTATCTCAACTTGCTGTCCATTTTGCAGATTTGCATCCTGCAACTGACGCACACGATAGTACTTAAAGGACGTTGTCGTCCCATCAGGCACAGGCCAAAGCGTCACTGTCGGGGATAGCAGCCTGTCGAACCAGTAAGTCGTGGAGAACCCCTGCTGCTCTTTGTTAGGATACGAAGCATATTCCGTGCGGCTAATCGGTAGAATAAGGCGATCAATTGGCTGTCCTGAACCGTTATCTGTCTCAATGTAGGCGTCCAATATCATCACCGTATTGGAGTCTACAGCATACGTGGATGTACCCTGTACGAGCGGGGTGGTGATCAAATCAACCGCCCAAAGGTTGACTCCTTGGTTGCTCCAGCGGGACAGAAGCATGTTTGCCGCCATGCGAGCAGCGGCCATATGCTCTTGGAGCACGGCAGTATTCCGCACCCCAATGAGATTGTACGAATAGAGGACAATCTCACCAAGTGCAGGATTAAAGTCCCATGATGCACTTGTAGCCATTAGACAGGCCCGGCTTGAATGATGGTAGCAGTAACAGTACCCGCACTAGCGGTAATGTTGATGCAGATGGCTTTGCAGGGGACTGTCAAAGCACCACCAGTTGAGGCGCTCACGCCGGAAAATCCCGTGGCAACATACCAGGTTGCACCCGCAGCGGTGTACCCATCCGCCATTGGGTCATCCATTGAATACTCAATGTTGAACGTGGCAGCGCCTGAAACCAACTTTGCGCCAATGCCAACATTGAAGGGGGCTTGAAAGTCATCAACGGCGCAGACATTGCTGCGGCTAACGCCAGTCGCTGTGATTGTCGTGAGCTTCATGTCACTTTCCCTTCGATCTCGCTGCCGCAGCATTATGGTAAGAGCCACGTTCTTCTAAATAGGCTGCTGCCTTTTTTAGAAGTTCTTGGTTATCTCTTGACATTCCTAGCATTGAATTGCATTTCAAGCAAAGAACGCCCCGAAACTCTCCAGTTTCGTGATTATGGTCAATCGCATAACCCCGACGCCTGTTATTATAAACCAAAAGATCTGGAAGCACCTCTTCACAAATAGCGCATCCGCCATTTTGCTTTTCAAGTGCCTCGTTAAGCTCGTTAATCGTCAAAGCATATTTATATTTTAAATGTTGCTCCAAACGTTTTTTAGGAGTCCGGCTCCCCCATCTGTTTTTTTGGCGATCCTTGGTGCATTCAATGCAAAGGCTTTGCCCTTTCCAAAAATTGCCCTCTAAGGGCTTATTGGAACGGCACCCATTGCAATGTTTGAATGAGGGCATGGAAACTACGTTCATTTACGTTTCCCCGCTCTTGCTGCTGAAATATTATCAACAGCGTTTGGATAGGGTCGTCCAGCAGCCCTAGCCATTGCTTTAGCAGATTGCTTCTGCTTCCGGTCAAGATGCTTCACTTTAGCATCTTTTGGCGCATCTTTCTCCCAAAAAGGCTTTTCCATATCAACAATTCCACGCTCTGAGAGACTTATTGATGCGGCTATCAGGATCAGCCGCCTTGGCAGAACCCGTCATTTTTCGCTTCATACCGGTCATTCTGGCGCAAAAACTGTCTTTTCGAGAGCCACCTTCTGGCTGGGGACGCTTAATATCATGGCCTTGGGCGCGCAGAGACGCCCGGCCTTTCTCATTAAGGCCGCCAGATTCAGATTTGCCTTCCTTGCGTGTCCAAGCAGCAGTCATTGTAATCTCCTGCAAAAACGGGGGCACGAAGCCCCCGCTAGTCTCACTTTAGACCCGGAAGGATGATCTTAGTAGTGAGAAGACTTGGCGCGCTGAGTGCCAGGGCCACTGGCAGAGGACATGACCTTGCCACCGCTCATACGGGGCTTGCGACCCATATCAGCCTTGGCCTTGCCGCCCATCATCTTGACAGTTTTGCCGCCACGCTTGAAGCCTTCGGACTTGTCCTTGGCATCCGCAGCAACCTGAGACTGACCACCAGCGTAAAAATCCCCGCCAAGAGACTTGTCAGGATTCTTGCCGGACTGGAGCTTACCTTTACCCTTCATACTAGCCTCCTATGGCTTGATTAGGCGTTTTCAGCCTGGATATAACGAACAATGATGTCACCCACGCCTACACCAGTGTTAGTGGACAGGACATAAATGATCACATCGCTTGCACCAGTATTGGACCAGTTTCCGGTGCGAGTCGCACTAGTGCCGGGTCCAGCCGACACTTGACCCTGGATCATAGCCACGCTGGCAACCAGTTCAGTTGCCGTTGCGCTAGTTCCAACGCTGAGAGTGTTCGTCGTATCCCAAGCAGTCGTATTCAAGAACTGAATGTTCAGGATATGACTGTAAGCCGGAATGCAAATGCCAGTATTGTATGCCGCAGTGGTGCCAGCCTGCGTGATACTCGCAGTCTGCGCCATTGCAACAAAACCTACGTTCTTAATCGTGCCAGCAGTGGTGCCGGTCGTATCCAGAACATCGCCCGCTTTAATCGGGCCAGTGAATGTAGTGATTCCCATAGGAACCTCCTGCACGAGTTAACCATCCGTCTGTGCAGCGTCCGCTAGGCCGGTCGGATGGTTTGGATGCCTAGGTGATACTCCAGATATTGAGCAGCTAACCGGAGGATTTGAGGATCATCCTTAAGCTTCCCAATGCCCGTATTGCAATCAAAACACAACAAGCCACGAATTGCACCACTTTTGTGGTTATGATCGACAGCTAATGTTTTTAGCTTTCCTTTGCGCATTTGCGTTTCTGGTTGGTTACAGATAGCGCACCTGCCTTGTTGAGCCTCAAACATTTTGTTGTATTTATCAAGCGAAAGGCCAAAACTGTCACGCAAGGCACGAGCCTTTTGCTGGTTTGGTGTTTTTGCCCGATAAGCATTTTGATAAGCCTGACGGCCTTCTCGCGTCTTATGATCAAATTCACCAGCAAGGCCGTTAAAAAGAGTTAAATTTTCAAAACGACAATCTGATTTATCGCCGCTTTTGAACTTAACTCTCCGTTCCGGCCACCGCCCAGTCATGTAAAACCAAGCCATTCGACACTCTGTAATTTCCTCCCCACTAAGGCGAATATAGCGATAGCCGTTGCCTTTGCTATTTCCGCCAGCAGTGGTTCCAGATTTTACATTTTTCGCTGGGCTGATTTTCCACACAAACACTCCGGTAGCAGGATTGTAGTCCAAAGCGTCCCGAACTTGCTGGTGTGTTAGACTTGGAACCTTAGCTTTACCCTTCATTTTAATCTCCCGATGTTGGTTATGAACCATACACCGGAAGATTAATTTTTGTCAACTGTAGCGTTCTAAGGACGCAAAACCCAACCAAATCAAGAGGTTGGGAAACTTCCCCAGATACTCCTCCAATTGTAGTAACCAAACGAGTAACGCTCGTAGCCCTTAACAAGCAGGTTGTCTGTAACAAAGTCGACCTGCATGTCGGATTCAAACTTTACTCGCTCCATGTACGACAGGCCGTCGATGTTGGTCAGCAAGAACCAAGCATACTGAGAGGTCAAGAAGTCGTTGACCATGTAGCCATCAGAGAGGCCACCTGCCGTGCTCATGATCGCGTTGACGTCGTTGTCCGCAGTACCGGGACGGAGTTCCGTCTTGGTGAGGCGGATAGCAACGGGCTCAAGCTGCGGGGGGATGATCAGCTTGCGGCCACGAGCGAAGATCTTCAGACCGGCCTGGTCCTTGAAGTTCGTCCTGATCGAGATCATCGCGTTCAGCAGGGTCGACTCATTCAGATCGACCGGGGTCGTCGGAATGTTGGGGACCGTCGTGCCATCAATCGGGTGATCGCTGGCGCAAAGAGCCTTGCCGTCACCGCCAACAGACGCATTATACGTCGTAGCAGTGTTCAGCACGTTCGCGCCGTAGATCTCTTTGGTCTGATGGAAAGATTCAATCAGGCCAAGGTTCGAAGGCATGAACTGGGTCTTGTAGAGGTTGTCGTCAATCGCTTTGCGAGTGATGGCATAACCCAGAGCAATTTCAGTGTGCTCCTGGTTGTACACATAACGCTCGCCAGCGTTGTTGTCGAACTGCGTCTGGCCGCCTTCAGTCTTCAACTGAGCAAGACCCAAGAAACGCATTTCAGCGGTGCGCTCAAGCGCCATCTTGGAATCATGCTTGTTAAAGATCTTGTCGTACTGCGACGGGATCTGCTCGTACTTGCCTTCAACCCCACGGAGACCGGGGAGGAGAAGGTCTTTAATCGCTGAGAGATTAACAGCCATTGATCCTACTCCTTAAATGCCCACGAGGGACTTGGTGGACACATTGTTGAAGCCAACAATTACATAATTGTAGGCGCCAGCCTCAGTGCCACTCGAACCCGGGGGGGTCGTGTCAAGCGCCAAGATGCGGAAGGGCTGAGTAGCATCCGTGCCAGCAGTGGACATGTTCACCAGAGCGGCAGAGATGCCGGTCGAAGTGTTGCCAGAGCCAATCGTGAAGCCAACAGTGTTGTTAATGTTTGTCTGCGCAGCGCCAGCAGAGCTGGTCTGAGCATTAAACCTAGCATTGGGATCATTGATGATATAGCCAATGATCGTGCCGGTCGCAGGATCAGTCCCACCAGGATAGTAGTTGGACCAAACAGTGCGCTTCATCACGGTCGAGAGATACTGACAGCCAGCAAAGATGCCAGCAATCTGCGTATCAGAGCTACCGCCAGACGAGCCAGCCTGCGTGATGTAGCCAGTGCTAGTGGGGGCAACGGGGTCGCCAAAAAAGATGTTCGTCGTGTTATAGGCAATATCTACCGCAACCTGCTCATAGGTCGGGGCAGAGCCATTACCGCTCACTTGGCGAAAGCCAAACGGTGCGTTCGTATTAGCCATGGGGAGGGCTCCTTTTGGGGAGCAATTCACTAGCTTCGCGCCGGGGAAGCCGTAAATCTACGAAATGTGGTCCATTCGCGCCGGGGAATGGAGTAGGCTCTTTAGAGCTTGAAACAAAAAATACAATTATAAATGACAAATGTAAAGGGGCCGCTTAATGCGACCCCCCAATTAGCGTAATTTTAGTCTTTAGGGACCGGAATTGGCGAATATCCCTTGTTAATTTGAGGCCGGACACTGGCGTGATCACGGGTTAAAGTGCCATCAGGAGCTGCGTTAAGCTGTTGTTCTTTAACGCGAACTTGGTTTTGCGCCCGCCTGCGGTCAGCCGCACGGGCTTCCTCCGAAATTACTGCCGGACGCTGCATCAAAACCATGCCCTTACGTTCAATTGTTGGGTGCACCCCCTGAACAGGCATCATTTCAGGGTGACGATTGGTTGGAACATGGTCCCAGCCCATTCGAGCAAGTTGAACCTGATATGCAGGATCTTCCTGACCAAGCAAAGTCCGGCGCTTCCACTCATATTCCCAGCCAGGAGGTGCTTCGGGGGTCCTGAACTCATCAGTTCCTTCATCCATGCCACCCAAATGCCCACGGATTTCCGCAGCACGGCGAGCAGCAGCCGCCCTGGGGTCATCTTCACGCAAAGAGGGCCTCATAGCAGGGCGTTCAGGTGCAGATTCCCGAACAGCAAGGGCATCAAGAACCTCATCATGGTCCGCAGCAAGGATTGAGACCGGAGAACGAGGCGGGCGACCACGGCGTTTGGTAGAACTTGTAGCAATATCAGACATTTAACTCTCCTCAGTTCATGCGCTGCTTTTGCAGCTCTCGCATCTTGTTCTCATGGTATTCCAAAGGCGTAATACCGCTGATTTTAGCGGCCTCAACCTCTGCGGGCGTCAATCGAATTACTCCGGGACGTTGCGGAGAGTCGATTGGGTTTCTAGATACCGGAGCAGATGGGGGTGAAGATCGACGTTGCTTAGATTGGGACGCATCAGACATAACGGCATCTACCTCTGGGATAGAATTACGTTTGTTGCTAATCCCAAGCCTATTTTCAACAAACTGGAAATACGCATCTGATTCAGGAGCAATTCCAAAATCAACTGCATCATCATGCGCCCTTGCCATGACACGGATCGACCTCTGATCCGGCAAATGCTCACGATTGCGCTGAAGCCACTCCGCTGAACGGGGCGTTACCTGTTCAATTAGCGTATCTACCGTTACACCCCTTGGCTGGGGTGCCTGAGGCTGAACGCGAGGCTGCTGCTTCATCTCCTCAAAGCCACGCTCAAGCTGGCGTAGGTTTGTAATGTTGGAAGCCATCTGCTCCTGAAGATCAGCGGCCTTATCATAGTCGCCAATCGCCATCGCATCCCGAAGATTTGCTTTCAGGATCTCCTGATCGCGCCTGACCGAATCAATAGCCCCACTGACCAAATGCAAGTTGCTGTCGCTGGCTTCATTATGAGCCATACGAGCCTGTTCACCCGCATTACGAGCAAAAGCTTCGGCATCCATCCGGGCTTTGCGCTCTTCCTCAAGCTTTTTAGTAAGCTTTTTCAGTGCTTTATCAACATCCTTTTCAGGAGTTTGACCTTCTTGATTTGCTTCAAGAACGCGCTCATCAACAATCTCAATGATGGGCTCGTCGTTTTTTTGCGCCTCTACCTTGGGAGCATCATCCAGATTAAATTCAATCTGCTCTTCGGTGTCCGACATGTGATTTCTCCTTTACCAAACGCGATCAGGCTGATCGACACGGGCCTTGATGTTCACATCATCAATCATGCGGCACAGGACATTATTGACGGTAATGCTCCAGCCATCGGACGGACGAAAAACAATCCAATCGCCCTCATTGATCTCAACATCATCAAACCATTCGCCGGAACTATCCAGAAAAGCCTGCGGACCTTTTTTGATTACCAATCCAACTTTGGACTGATACCGGTCCTCATCAGTCGTCTGACTGGTCAGGATGATGCCGCTTTTCGTCTTCTGAGGGCGGATGTAGACCGCCACCAGTATCTGATTGTTGAATACTTCAATTGTTGAAAGATCCCCCAACTCTTTCTTCAAGTGCTCAACGGGATCTGTTTCGTGTTCCATAGGCATAAACGGCATATCTACCCCCTACTCTTTGCCATTCACAATGGCGTCTGCTTCCTCGCACAGCTCCAAAGCCATGCGCAGTCCTTCGACTCTACCTACTTGGTGTCGGTAGCCCGAAAAGTCAAAACCTTCGATTTGATAAGAGCTTACGAGACCTTCTTTAAGTCTTTCGATATTTTCATTGATGAGCTTTTTCAACTCATACTGATAGTACGCCTGATACGTTGTTCCTGCCATAACCGCCCCCTGCGGCCCCCTTTTGTATGGAGGGTGGAGACACGAAGGGGGATCGCATCTCCACCCAATTTGCAGCTAGAACGCGCTCTGCTGCAAATCAGTAATTGCCGGGCAACACCTTGGGATGCCTGGAAGCAATCTCTGCCTTCTCCAAACGCCCTTCGCCAGATCCAGCCCCCGCATCCATGTCCTTGTAGGAACGGTAAGCCTTGCCGCCAAACTTGCGCTCTCCACGCTTGGCAATCTCAGTCTTTTCAAGACGGCCTTCGCCAGAACCGGCACCAGCGTCCATGTCCTTATAGGACTTGTAGGTACGCCCACCCGACTTGCGGGGCATAGGCATTCCGGGAGGGCCAGGAGGGCCAGCAGGACCCGGCATGGGCATAGGCATCGGCATAGGAGCGCCGCCCGGAGGCCCCCCAGCAGGCGGCGGGACAGCAATCGGAATGCCCGGAGGAGGCGTAGGCCCGCCCATAGGGTTAGGAGCCATGTCAGCAGCGCCAGCAGGTCTACCAGCACCAATCAGAATGTTGATGTTGGTCTTGCCCTTGCCGCCCTTCTTGGGTGCTCCGCCCAGAGCGCCGCCGCCAAACTTGGCGGTGCGTTTAGCTTTACCGCCAGATTTCAGTTCCTGAGTACCATGCTCCTCGTCATATGCCTGACGACGGCGAGCCTCACTTTCGGCAATTGCGTGGCTGATGCTATCGTCGCCAAGATCTTCACGACGTTTGGCGCGCGCATAGTAATCAGTATTGTAACCACCCTCCGCCTTGGCGGTGCGCGCCGCAGGCTTCACCATCTTCTTGATGAGCGCCTTGTCTTCCGCAACATCCTCATGCTTTGCAGCAGAGCCGCCCTTCTTCATGCCCGTAGCGCGCATGGGAGAAAGCGAACCCTTTTTGATGCCGCTGAAGTTCATCGTAGCGTCAGGAACATCACCAACAGCCTGTGCGCGCTGCATCATCCGCTGCGCACCCTCCATGGGGCCGCCAACCATCTTTTTGGCACGGCCACCAGTCTTCAACCCGCCAATATGCTTGATGCCCTCACGCTCCTGATTGGCATCCTTCATATTGCGATTGATAAACGAATCTGCGGTTACCGGCTTGTTGCCAGAACGGACAGATTTGCCCATGTTGGGGGGGGCCTTAGCACCCTCAACCTTGCCGCCAGACTTGTATGCGCGACGAGAGATCGGACGCATGCCGGTCTTCACATCAGCATTCAAAAGTTCAGGCGGCGTAAATGTAGATGAGTCCACTCTCTCAAGGGGACGGTCGGCAGTAAGGCTTTTGGCCTTTGCCTTCATGGCCGCACGGGCCTTTTTTGCCATATCTGACATAACAGCTCCTAGCTAGGATTACGGGCGTCCCCGTTGGCGCTTTGCCAATTTCGATGCTAACACAACGGCTTGTTTAACAACAGAGCCATCTTTTTTGGGTCGCAACTTTGATTTACGGCTATAAGCATCAGTAACTTTTAACGCTTGCTTGACCATATCGTTAGAGGCATGACGCTTTGAGCGGACAAGGCCCCCACGCTTTTCGCTATCACCACCGCCACCGCCACCATCGCCGCTGCTATCACTACCACCGGTTCCGCCGCTGTCGCTATTGCTGTCACTGCTGTCGGAGCTAGTATCGCCAGTGTTACTGCCAAAGGACCCTGTTTCACCGCCAATGCCAGCGCCAAACGATCCAGTCTCGCCCCCTATAGAACCATCACCAAACCCGCCACCAAAGCCACCAATACCAGCCCCAAAAGAACCGGTTTCACCACCTATGGTGCCATCGCCTAACCCAGATCCAAGTGCGGTATCGCCCAAACCTGCACTGATGGCATCACCCAAATCAGATACTTGCTGGTTTTGATCTGCCAATGTGCCATAGCTGTAGTTGCTGATGGACTGCCCAACATCTGTGGGGCCAATCATGTCCGCAGGAACATCAGCAAGCTGCTCTGCTGTTGCAAATGGCGGAGGAGCAGCAATTTGAGGAGATTGGATATCTGATGAGTAGGATTTGGCTTGTCCTGTCCATCCGGTCCAGCCAAGTTCCCCGGCTGGGTTGGGCGCAGATGGTGTTTGCGAAGTTAATGCTTGGCCCACTTGTTCGCCAATTTGCGCGCCAGCTTTAGCGGCGTTTTCATCAGCCTTGGCTGCATCATATGCATCTAATGCATGTTGATCTGTTTGTTGTTGTGCTAATGCAAAGCCAGCGGGTGTGTTGGCAATGGCCACACCAGTCGGGCTTACAGACACATCCTCAGTAGGGGCAACCGGTTCAGTTGGTGCCATGGGGGCTGGAAGCCCTGTGTACATGTCTCCAAACTGCCCCGGAGTAGGCGCTACGGATGTTGTCGCCACTGAGGTGGTGCTAAGTGGCGCTTCAGCAGGTGCCGCAGGCGCTGAAGTCTGGCCTTTAGATGCGGATGTAGGCGCAGAAGGGTCTGACCCCTTGCTATAGGATGTTCCAGACATAGACGTGGGGTTGCCATACGAGCCGGTAGCCAAGCCGCCAGCATTCGGGCCACCAAACAAACCCGAAATGGTGTTGAGCGGCCCAAGGCCGGGGACCGTACTAACAGCGGCATTGATTGCGGTAGCCCCCGGATTGTTTATGGCGTTATCTAGTAGGCCAAAACCTGTATTAGCTGGCCCATAGGTTTCCCCATAGGTGTTGCCGCCAAAAGTGTTGCCGGAGGTTGTACCAGACACGCTACCGGGGCCACCATCCATGCTAGAGCCACCTTCAACCCCGCCAGGAATGTACGGCAACCCTGCGTCCTTGTCTCCAGTTACCGGAGCATCCCCTCCAACATTAGGCTTAACGTCAACTGGCGATGGCACTGGATTTTTTTGCAATGAACCTATTGCAGGAAGCGGTCGGCTTTTTTGAGCAGCTATGTCTTTTTGAAGCTGATCAAAAATTGGATCGCTTTGATTGCCATATACGTTACCCCATGGCGCACCACCATCAGCATACTTCTTTCGGCGTATAGCCTTGGCAATACGCAACGCTTCTGCTGTGTGCCGCTTGACCATGGCTTACCGCCTATGTCCAACAAGATGGGAAATGATGTCCAGCGCCCGGTGGATGGCTTCATTCTTGTCAGGCTTGCCACTAGCAGCCCCGCCACGGTTCATGCCTAGCGCATCTGGCGTTTCCATACGGGCTTTGTCTGCACGGAAGAAGTCAGCGGCGCTATCTGAGTCACCCCAGTTGATCTTGCCGTCCTGACGAAGTTCTCCGCCTTTAGACTGATACGCAGGGCCAGAAAAAAGGCTAGCAAGGCCACCTTCTCTTGGGCGCGCAGGAGGCATAGGAGCCCTGTCGCCAGTTGCTTGTATGGCAGCCATGCGCTGTTTGGCAGCATCAAGCGCCTGAGCTTTTTCGTAAGCTACACGAGCATTTGCATTAGGAAGCATAGAGCCACGGCCAGAACCAACAGCGTCTTGCGCAAATTGATAATCAGCGCGAGCGCCTGGCTCTTCAATCATGGAACCCCGGCCAGAACCGACAGGCTGTCCAGCCGGACCCATTGAACGGGCAAGCGTCAAAGCACCAGCACCCATTGTGCCAAGGGCAGTAGGTTCAGACATTCTCCCTGCCATGAAGGGGCGCTGGGGGCCAATAAACTCAGGTGGCCCAATAAACTCAGACGGGCCAATGAAGTTGGGGTCACCCGGACGAGCAGGGAGTTGCGGTCCAATCTGCTCACGAGGACCAATAAACTCAGCGTCTGTTGGGCGAGGTAGCTGGCGAGGGCCTTGCATTTCGGGTGGCCCAATAAAATCACCCGGCCTCTGCTGACGAGGGCCAATTAACTCGCGAGGACCCTGCATCTCAGGAGGACCAATGAAGTCTCCGGGCCTTTGCAAACGAGGACCCTGCATCTCAGGCGGGCCAATAAATTCCGGGCTTGTTTGGCGAGGCAGTTGCGGCCCAATCTGTTCAGATGGACCAATAAACTCTGGATCTCCAGGGCGAGCTTTCATGCGAACATTAACCCTAAAAGGCTGGTGAGGGCCTTGCATTTCAGGGGGACCGATAAGAGTTTGCGGAGTTATCTGGCGGGGACCTTGCAACTCAGGAGGGCCAATAAATTCAGGCGCTGGCCTTTCTGTCAGCTCAAGCGCCCTTCCTTCCATTGGCCTAACCTTTGAGCCACGGCCTGCCCCGCCAAAGAAGGGCGCAACAGTTGTGGCGACATCCGCCGCACGTTCCGGGGCTGGGCCAAAGTATCTTCCAATAGGTTTGCTAATGGAACTAGCCGCACCAGCAAGCGGAGACATTGCTGACATAAGCGTACCACCCGCTCGCTGGATAGCGCCAAAAGCTGGGTTGTACTGCATGTTCTCGCGACCTTGCTGAACATACTGCTGGCCTGCGTTGTAGGCGTTTGCAGTTCCTTCAGTAAAATCTGAAGTGCGAGGACCATAGTTTTCAAACTCGCGAGCAGCATTGTCAAAGATGCCGCCACGCCCGGATGGTTGAACGTCCGTAGGGATCAAGATGGTGTTGCCATCTGCATCAGTTCCAAGCACATAGCCGGGCGCAACAGCCTTGGGTCTGTCTGAAGAACGTGCGGCTAACTCTCGCGCCAATCGAAGAGCTGCCGGGCTAGAGAACCGGTCGTCATTTCTATCAGCCATTACAGTTCTCCAGTCTGGGTGCCATCCAGAGTAGGCTCATTGCCTTCCAGACGCGCAAGCATTTGTGGATCAAGGACTTGCTGGGCTAGCGGCAAGCCTTGGGGGTTACGCATGAGTTCTTCAGCTAACTTAATTGCAGCAAGCCGCTCACGACTTTCACGATCACGTTTGCGGTTAATGGCATCAAACATCGTGTCTTTCTCACGCTGTTGGATTTCCATCCGTTGAGTGTCGATCTGGGCCATCTTGGCAGGATCGCCCTGATTCTTGCCCATCTCCATCTCAAGACGTTGGCGATCAAGATCCAACCTTGCCTGTGATTCGGCGGCACGGGTCTGGCTATCCATCATGCGGGCATCAGCGTTGCTCTTGTCGTTCTGAGCCTTAGCTATGGCCTGCATCAACTCTGGCGGGGGCTTGCCCTGCGCAGATGCGGGGATCATGAACTGCTGCGGGTTGCTCCAGCCAAGGGCTTGCAGAGCAGCCGTATCCACGGCAATCGGGTCGTACAGGCTTGGGTTAGAAGCCACTAACTGCTTGAGCGCCAGCACTTTCATCAGGCGCTGCGTCTGGCTAGATGTGTTGGGATCTGCCTGCGGGACAAAATAGTAATTGTCCAGCGCGTCCACAAATGTTTTCTCGTCCCAAGGATAAGCAGCTTTCTTGCGCTTCTGCCAGAAACTCTCTGGATGTTCCTTGAAGCACTCAACCAACATTTCAAACTCTTCAGACTGCGCTGCATGCATGCGCTTGTGGACAGAGTTGAGAACCTTTTGGGCCTGCTCAATCATCGCAAGCGTAGTTCCCACCGGAGCGTCAGCTTTACCCTCAGTCACCATGACTTCAGAGGTACCGCCCACACGCATTCCGGTCTCTGACATCTGGGTAACTAGGTTCATCAGAGCGCCAGATGGCTCCTTATAGGGGAGCGGCATGATGGCTTGATTGATTGGCATGCCATTGGTCTTGACTAAAGCACCCCCGCCAGGAGGGACACGGAAAATGTTGGTATTCTGCCGGGCTCCGGTGTCCGCCATGAGGAAACCGGGGAAATTGTTGTACATACCGGCGTCGAGCAGCTCACGCCACGCAGCAGTGATGGCATTTGTTGTATTGCCAAGGATATGTAGCAGACCTATGTCGTAAAACCCCATACCCGGCACGAATGTGTACTTTACAAACCGGCGGCGAGCTGTTGGAAGGTCTTGATCGTCCTCTGCGTAGTTCCTCACAACGGAAAGAACCTGCTGAGAGGAAAAATCTATCGTGACGATGTATGGAATTTCCAAACCGGAAGGCTTGTTCTTGTGTTTATGTTCAAATCCGGGCAAATCCAGCTCGCAATAGACCTCATAGATCTCGCGATCCCTGTCTTCAGGGTTCATGGACTCAGGACTGATGCCTTGCTGGGCGTTTTTCTCACGCTGAACGCTGTCGTAGTCCGGTGCTTTGGGCGTAGACAGGTCAATATCGGCGTAAACACCCAAGATTTGCAGTCTTTTGACTGTGCTGGGGCGCATATATGAGCGATGGGTAATCCTTTTTGCGTTTCTGAGGTCTGTAGCGGCGTTATTAACGATCAAATCGTTTGCATCGACGCTTTCTGACACTGGACGGTTGCGCAGCGGGCAGAAATAGACCTTTTTAAAGCTTGTCCCACCAAAACCCAGCATCAAGAGCATGCGGTCGGTGTCAGGATAGTACTCTGTAGCCGTTGAGGTCAGATAATGATTGAGATCATTCTCCAACGCATTGGCTAATTGGTCGTCCTGAAGGTTTGCATTGTTGTTATCATTGCGAATTTTGACCGGACCATCGGTTGGAAGCAGCTCAGAACGCGCATTTGCTTGGAATCGCAGCACTGCTTCAAGCAGCAACGGGTGTCGAACTTTACTCATCCCTTCTACCGGAGCGCCATCAGACGCACCCTGCAAGCCGGGGATCTCAATCCTGAGACCAAGAAGCTTAATGCCCTGCGCACGATCCTCAATCCAGTCATTGCGGCTGGAGATATCGTCGCGAATGCCACGCAGCAGGTCCTGCGAGATGCCGTTGAGGACACCTTCTGATACGTCATCTACCAGATTGCGATACCAATCGGTTTCATCACGCTCCTGGCGGTTATCGTTGATTGGTTTCCCGTCCAAAGAAATGGTCAGTGACCCATCAGCATGCTGTATTTCAAGGATAGCGCCGTCTTTATCTATAGTGGGATTGTCCTGACCATCATCCATGATCTCAATGATGGTATCCCCGCCAAGAGGTATGGCACCCTCTTCTGGAGCGGGTTGCCGGATGTTTCCCATGAGCCCTGGCGTCATCGGCATGAAAACTATTCCTTACTGAGGTCCATGGCTTCCATCTCTTGGACAAAGCGTTGGATGCCTTCTTGTGCAGCCATAGTATCGGATTTTGCCATGATTTCATAGGTCCGAACATAGTCGTAGGGGGGCTGGCCCCAAACTTCGACCTTGAAGTTGCCAATCCTGACCGGTGTTGACGGCTTGATAACGTCAACAACTGCGTTTGCCAAAACCTGTTGCATGGAAATTTCCCGCTTACACTTTTAATGTTTAGCCGATTTTCCTCAAACTGGATAGAGCGGTTCCCATGCTTTGTTACCCTTAAAGGCCAAGCTATCGCCAATCTCAGACCGGTACTCATCACTGCGCATGATGGCTCCGGTATCCCGCAGATGCCTCATAGCCATGCTTACGGTGTCCACCAAGTCGTCATGCTTGCCTTTGGGAAACTGACCTACCTGGGCAATGACCATTTCCGCCCACTGCTTGATGGGGGCATAGACCAACCCTTCGGCAAACAAATGCTGGACGGAATAAAGCCTAGCCAATTTGTCTTGGCTTTTAGGATCAAACATGTGGACGCCAAACTTTTCAAACCCGTACATCCGGCGGATTTCCTGGGCTACGGAGTGACCGGCGGCTTTGTTCTCGATTAGGAGCGTGTCCACTTTCATGGACCGACAGGTTTCTGAGACTTTAAGTACCAGATCGTGCAGCTCATAGCGTCCTTGCCAGGCATGCATCAGCATGACTTTGGGGGCCGCCTCAGAGTACAGGCGTTCATAATCTGCCCGTTTGCCGTCGCGTCCTATGGCATGATGCGGAGCTTGAACAGATCCGGTATTTGAAAATATTCCCCATACGGTCATGGCTGATGGGTCGTTTTCCGTTTTGGTCGTATATGCCGTATCGACAGTTGCAATGATTAAATCCATATTGGGATAGTTGGCAGACTCCCATGGCTGCCACCACTCGCGCTTGATGATGCCGCCGCCTTTGGGCTCAGGGCGCTGTTGAAGCTGACCGGCTGCCGCCCAAGGGCCAAGCTGCTTCTCAAGGATGGTGACTTCGGTCTCACCAAAGCGATCCGGCCAAAGGAGCTCCCCTTCCCGGTTTTCCAGTTCAATCTGAGCTTCTACGTTGACGGGGATGCGGTCACCGTCTTCGTTAATCTCAATGAGAGGCTCATTGTTGTTGTCCATGCCACGAGGATCATGCCAGCCAATGGAGGTGTAGCTGTGGCGCTGCCATTCGTAACGCATGGGCAGGCACAGATGCGTCCACTCGCCTTCGTCCTTGGACATGATGTGGCCGGTCAGATCTTCTTCTGAAAGCCGCTGCTGGATGACGACAAACGCACCGGTCTTGGGATCATTGAGGCGGGTTGAGAGCGCAGAGTCCCACCATTCAATCGTGCTGGCAATGGTTGCTTCTGAGAAAGCTTCTTGCGCCGCATTTGGATCATCGACAACAATAATAGACCCACCCTCACCCGTAAGAGCTGAGCCAACTGAAGTTGAAAGCCGTGATCCATTGCGGTCATTATCAAACCTTCCCTTGGTGTTTTGGTCGGATGTCAACTTGAACCGTTCGCCCCACAGCTTCCTGTACCATGGGCTTTCAATCAGGCGGCGGCATTTGACCGAATCACGCAGCGACAACTGCTGAGCATATGATGCATGGAGAAATTGGACGCCTGGCCCTGACGTTGGCGAGGACTGCGGCTGCGCCCATACCCAGGCAGGAAACGCGCAGGAAGTAATGGACGACTTACCCATGCGGGGCGGAATGTTGATGATCAGGCGTCGGATCTCACCATCTGCGACTGCTTGCAGGTGTTCTGCAATAGCTTCAATGGGCCAGCCTTCGGTGAAGGGCGACGAGTCGATGTGCTTCCATGAGTGTTTCAGGAACGTGTAAAGACTGTCTTCACAGTCAGCACGGTCCAGTTCCATGAGTTGGCGTTCAATATCAATCTGATGGCCGTCAAAGTTAAGCGTAGCCATAGTATCCCCGCCAATGTGGTATATGATGTAAAATAGTATAGCTATTTATTGATAATATGCTAGAGTGATTTGGACGGTTCTCCCGTCATAGCAGCAGCAGGAGAGTAGCATGCTTACCATCAAGCACATCGACAGGAACAACACGCAACACCTCATTGAGGCCGTAACTGTTTGGTACGAAGACAATGGCGAAGAGGTTGCTGACACCGGCAAGCCGTGGGTAAGAAAGCTTCACTACACAAGTGGCTCATTTGTTAACGGCGGGCATCTGACCAAAACATTAGACTTGGGCATGGTCTATGTGATGAACGCTAACGGCAAGACAGTGGCTGACTACGATTTGGGTGACCCAAGCTAGCAAATGTTTCACGTGAAACATCTGTATGCTAGGTACAAACTGGTGGCTGGGAAGACCAGTGAGGCGCTGCCTGATCAACAGTAGCCAAGATGCTGGACCGCTCGACCAGCCCACCACAAGATTTGCGGCGGCCCAACGAAATCGCATGTGGGCAGGGTGATAGCAGCTTGGCCCGGAAGCCAAGACAGTCGGGGTAGCGTCCGACCCGCAATGTTTCACGTGAAACACTAGAGGGGGTAAACCGTGAAATGGAAACCGATAGACAATGCGCCAAAAAATGGGTCAATTATTATTGGCAGCAATGGGGATTGGGTAGAGGCAATGCGCTGGTGGAACAACGGGGCAACATGGACCTCTGAACATTCAAAGCAAAGTTTGCTTCCAACACACTGGATGCCGATGCCAAAACCACCCAAATAGACATTGAGCGGTAGTTTAAGGGAACGCCGGGTAAACCGGGGGTGTGGGTAAGTCCCACTCGCTCAACCAAGAATGCCCTGCTGGTGTTAACCGTGCCAGCAAGTCAGGGGGTGCCTGGATGGTCTGGGTAACGGTTACTTACCATAGTTAGCCAAATGCCTAACTAGTTGTGACATTCGCCAAAGGGTAGACCATGACAATTCGGTTGAGCCGTAGACGTTGCCGCAAATGCGAGGGACCTGTCCACTGGGTCAACAACAACTTGTATTGCAACCGTTGCGGCGCACAGCCACCCACAGACAGGGCAGGAAACCCAATTGTTTCACGTGAAACATCTGGCAAGGTGACAGAGGTGACAGAGGAATCATATTATAGGTCCATTATTTGTTAATAGGTGGATAATAGGAATCCTCCGTCACCTCTGTCACCCGTCACCAAAAGGGTACCTAAAACCGGGGGTACGGGGGGGTACCCCCCATGTGCCTAGCCAGTGGCCTATGCTGGGGTAGCAGGCAATGCCTCACTGTATAGAGAGGACCCGATACCGGCGGGGTAGGGGGGGGGTATGGGCAGGGTAGGGGATACAGATTTGATATATCTAACAGATTAGCGGGGAGGGGATTTGGTACCTAAGACCGGGGGGCCTCTTGTGGACAGGTGCCTATGGTGGTCTCTTTCTGAGGTGCCTTGAAAGCTCAGTTCAAGTCCCCGGAAAGCTATGCTTGCGTTCAATGCAACGTGCGGTTGTATAAACCCCGTGATATCGGCCACTTGATCCCAGGATTACAACCGGTTAGTTGTAAACTATTGCTCGATTAGTTTCGAGTCACGCGCTTGCAGTAACATTGCGCGCAAGGCGTTACGTTGCGTCCCGTCCAATGCATTGGAATCGATGGTTAGGTTATTCGTCACGTTATGAACTGTTTGCGCGATAGGTTGGACGGGTTGTTCCGCATACACGTTCGGGTTGAGGCGTTCCGCATACCATTTCAGCGTATCGACTAGCAGCTTGGTAGCGGAAACGTGGGCGGATTCAATGTCATCCCGCCCGGCAATGGCGCGTGCACGCGACAAAGCTTCCGAAAAAGCGTGATCCGCCAATGCCTTACGCGCACGTGCGAATACATTCCGGCAAAAGAGGGACTCTTCCGCTATCTCCCGTCCTATTTCTGAATTCACGTCGACTGTAGCATCCCGCTCAAGCCAACCGTAAAAAGTCGATGACGCTATCCCTTCAGCGTCCAATGCCTCTGCGGTAGGCTTACCCGCATACATGTGCTCACATACCTTAAGGAAAGCTTCCCTTGTATAGGATGACTTGCGCCCACGGGTTTCCCTTGCCTCTCTCGCCTCTCTGATAATGGGAAGCTCGCCTTGCAATGCCTCTCGCAATTGTCCCATGCTAGGCTTGCGTTCCGGCTTGGCTTTGCGTTCCATTGCGTTACCCCTGAATCCTTGCCAATGTAATGGCGAACGGGGAAACCATAGCACGACTCTTTGAACGACTCCAGAATAGCATATAACGCCTTGAATCCAAACAAGAAAAGGCCGGACTCCCGTAGGAATCCAGCCTATTGGCAAGGAATTGTTTAGCCTATGTTAGCACGACTCCACTAACGCGATTCCCATGCGAATAGCGCTCCCCGGCCATGATATACGCTCTCCCCGTTCTCGCATGATCATTCCCACATTGATTGCAGCTTTGCGCGTTCTGTAGCGTCCTATGCGACCCCATGGAGTCGCGCTACCATCCTGCAGCAAGCATTGCGACTCAAGATACCATGGCGAGGATTCCCCAGCGTGCTTTGTGACTCGCCATTGCGTTGATTTGATTGTCATTTTGCGACTCCCATGCGAAAATTGCGCTTTGCCTCATTAATCCGGCGCCTCAATTGCTTGATTGCCTCAAGCTTAGGATTCTTGCGCTTAGATACGCACCATGAAAAGGTAAGCGCGCCAAGCTTTACGAAATGAAGACCGCCGATTTTCCGATATGTCATGTTCATGTTTCCTTAAGCCGCAAGCTTGATAGGCTTGTTTGCTACCATAGCTTTTAACTCTAATTTGATACGCTTTGCGGTATCGCCTTTCCAAGTTGAAGCATTGGAAAGGAAATAGAGCACTACCGAAACACCGGAGTCATAACCATACGACTCCCTGATATCGCCCATTGTTTGCATGGCGCAAAGATACGGTTTCGCCGCATAATTGACGCGAGTCCAATCTTTGCAAATCTCGCGAGCAATAACCGATAGTGAGCGATAGTTGTTTTCCATGTTTTTGATTCCCTTGTTTGCGTTAACTTGAGTCTGTTTATATGTCTAAAAGACATACGACACTAATCGTTTGTTTCTATCAAAGCCAGGCCGATCATCGTAAATAACGATTAGGCTTCTATGTCTAAAAGACATATAAAGAGTCATCAGAAACGGAGTCGCCACAATGCGAGATTATAACGTAAGCTTAACCAAAATATCGCGCAATGCGAAAACAGGGCCGATTCCTGTTTCCACTACGACTCGCGACACATGTCCGCCCATATGTCCCTTTGCGAATAATCAGGGATGCTATGCGGAAAACGGTCCGCTGAATCTCTTTTGGCAAAAAGTGACGCTGCGCAAGCTTGGAGTCGCATGGGATGAATTCACAAAGCAAGTGTCTAAGCTTAACAAAGGCGCATTGTGGCGTCACAATCAAGCAGGAGATTTGCCGGGCGATGGTTTCGCTATCGACTCCGTTGCGCTTGCGAAGCTTGTGAAAGCAAACAAGGGAAAGCGTGGATTTACATACACTCATTACGACTCCCTTGCCAATGAAGGGAATCGTGACGCTATCGCCCATGCGAACGCAAACGGATTTACCATTAACTTAAGCGCAAACAATCTAGATCATGCGGATTCCCTTGCCGCCTTGGACATTGCGCCCGTTGCGGTAGTGTTACCGTCTACCATTCAGGGAAACGTCAAGCTTGCAACGCCACAAGGGCGCAAGATTGTCGTTTGTCCTGCTACCTATCGGGATGACATTACTTGCGCCTCATGCGGATTGTGCGCTCGCAAGCGTGACGCAATTATCGGATTCCCTGCTCATGGCGTTCAAAAGCGCAAAGCAAGCGCAATTGCAGCTTGATATTAAAGGGCGCGTCACGGCGCGCCTCATTAGTACCAAACAAGCTTAACAACGGAGTCAGACAATGGAAAAGGTAATTGAGGGAATCTTGTGTGTCGTTTGCTTTGCCTTTTTGGGCGGCCTTTGCGCCTTGTGCTTTGTTTAACCGGTTAAGGTAACCTTAACTAATAACGCTAATGGAGTCGCGCCATGCGGATTGAACCATACACTCTCGCCTACTATGAAGCACGCGCCAAGGCTAAGCCGGTCGCTGAATTGCGCCATGCGATTCAGGATATTAGCGCGACCATGGGAGTCATGCGAGAGCGTGACACGCGCGACCCATACATGGCGAAGCTGCTAAATGAATTTGACGCCTACACGGTCGAAATGAGCCGCAGGCGCCGACTGGTCAAATAAAGAACCGAAATACCGATTTCGGTTCTGGACCACTGGACCATCGACCCGCCGGACCTCTGGCGGGGTCGCCTGGTCGCGCCCTGGTCATTGGTCATTGGTCATTGGTCATTGGTCAGGGGTGCGATTGGTCACGCCTTGGTCACCGGACCATTGGTCAACAATGATCGCGCCTAAAACCAGACCAACCGGACAAATGAAAAACACGAAAACAGAAATGGCAAAAATGGTCAGTTCCCGGTCCAGATCGATCATTGGTCAGATTCCCTATTGGTTATTAGTCATTGGTCACGATGGACCATTGGTCACGATGGACCGTTGACTTTATGGTCAAGCATATGATAGTGTCTGATTCGTCACCCACAATGGAGACTCACATGGTACAGCAAAAGCAAAGCCCCATTCAACTCACCAAAGCGCCGGACGGAATCTGGCAACTCACTTACTTTGGTCATCCGACCGGCTTCATTGGCAAGATTGGTGTCAAGAATCGGGACCGCCACACATGGCGCGCTGTTTCGGTTCATGGCGAGGTTAAGCATCATTGGTCACTGGAAAGCGCCCGTCAGTGGCTGCTTGCCGCTTATCACTAAGGGGGGATTGGTCATGAACACAGAACAGATCGCAGCGAAATGGGTCAGGATCATTGGCATTGGATTCAATCCATGCGAACGCAGCTTTGACTATTCGCCTCCGCTGTCGGACGCTGAACAGTCGGACTATGACCGGGACATGGTCATTCTATGCGATGCCCCGGACTATGAAGGAATCATCCTAACGGAAATGGAAAAACAGGGGTTGGTCCCATGAGGGTTCTGGTCGCCTGTGAATACTCTGGAACGGTCAGGGACGCCTTCAGGGCGCTTGGTCACGATGCATGGTCATGTGACCTTCTGCCCACAGAGAAGCCAAACTGGACCTATGATTCCCACACAGGGATCAGGACTAATCATCCAGAGCGGGGATATCACCATCAGGGAAACGTGCTGGACATTTTGCATGATGGCTGGGACCTAATGGTCGCTCACCCGCCTTGCACTCATCTGGCAGTGTCGGGCGCCCGTTGGTTCAAGGATAAGGTGCAGGAACAGCAAGAGGCCCTCGCCTTTGTGCAGACGCTTCTTGACGCTCCCATTCCCCGGATCGCATTGGAGAATCCGGTCAGCATCATATCGAGCCACATCCGCAAGCCGGACCAGATCATCCAGCCCTACATGTTTGGTCACGAGGCGACGAAAACCACATGCCTCTGGCTGAAGGATCTGCCGCCTCTCATGCCCACCCAAATGGTTGGGAAGGGTGCGCGTCATGTCACCAAATCAGGCCGCAGCTTGCCAGAATGGTACAACCTGCCGCCATCCGCAGACCGGTGGAAGATTCGGTCTGCAACCTTCAGCGGGATCGCCGACGCAATGGCGGAACAATGGGGGACACTATGAACGCTATCGTAAAGCACAGACAGCCACACACGCCCAGCCCTTGGACCACCAAATGGGTCAACAACAGCGTCTATATCAGGGCGCAGGACACCGACAGGGACGTTTCGGTCTGTCGGGTCATGATGCACCGGACCCAGAACAATCTGAACGTCCTACTGGCAGCACCTGATATGCTGGCGGCATTGGAGAAGATATCACTGGCCCGGTTTTCAAACCTGACTGGTCAGGAGTATATGGACAACTTAAACTCAGCTATAGACGAGTCCATTACGGTCGTCTGTAACGCGAAGGGGTGCTGACATGACTGAAGAATCAAATTGGGTAGTGGTTCCATGCGGCAAACGTGGGTTCGCTAGCATGACACCGGAGAGGCGCAAGGAAATAGCCTCCAAAGGCGGTAAAAACGTCCCCGCCAATAAAAGGGCTTTCTCAGTCAACAAGGATCTGGCTATCAAAGCTGGTCGCAAGGGTGGGGCACAAACACGTCCTGAGAAGCGCGCATTCAGCATGGACCCAGCCTTGGCGTCACGCGCAGGGAAGTTGGGCGGATCGAAGAAGGTGGAGCCATGATCCGTCTGGCTGGGCTGATCCTGTATGGTATGTTCATGGTCATGCTTGTGATATTTACCGCTTTCTTCACCTCACCGGCACAGAAGAAGCGACATCATTAGGCGCATTGGTTGTGCGTTGCGCCTGATTGGACGGGGCCGGGGGAGATCTCTGGTCCCGTTTTAGTTTCCGGCGGCAATTACCGACTATTGCCGACCATTGCCGACCTATTTCACAACCCGCAGAAAACCTACCCCCTTTTGGCCCCAGGTTTTATGTAGATGATCGTTCCAATCCTGACCCACCACAGGCGGAATGGACACCGTCACCCGCCGCTTGTATTGGACCTCTAGCCGGTTCGCCAGGTGATAAGCCTTTGATTGTCCAGTGAAATTTGCATCATTGTCACCAAACACCATCACCTGTTCAGCCTTGGCGGGGGGAATCCATTTGGACAACAGCGTCCCATTGATGCAAGCCCACACCGGCATGTCGAACATGATGGCGGCGGAAATCGCCGTCTCAATCCCCTCCGCAACACCCATCACAGCCTTCTCAGGACCCAGTCGGATCGCGCACCCATCTGGCAGCTTACCCTTCATCAGCCTTTTGCTAATCTCAAGGTCAGCTTTGTGGCCGTCATGGGTCAGGATGGTCAGGTGCAAATTGACCGCCCTTTGGCCGGTATAATCTCGCACCCTAGCGACCATCATGGGATGCTGACCGTAAAATGCCTCGCGAAGCTCCTGGGAGGGCCAGAGACAGCCAACACGCTCTTCTAGGTAGGCGGATACTGCCCCGTATAGCTTTGGCGGTCCTGCGCCTTCCCAGAGGGTTTTCATCTTCTCCCGCTGGCGCATCTCCTCAACGTCGCCCATTGCACCTTGATACTCATTGCTGTGTCCAAGCATCTGGCGAATCCTTTCGGCAATTTCGTTGAATGATAAGCCGGTGACCTTCCCTGCCAGCTTGAAGCCATCCCCTGCGCCGCACTGGGAGCAGATAAAGCCACCAAGCTGGAACTGGTCATCCCACCGGAAACGGTCATCCCCGCCACAGATAGGGCATGGGCCATGACGGTTTTGCAGGAACCGGCTGTCAAGGCCCAAGGCAGGCAAGATCTCCCGCCAATGCCCTTTAGCGATGTCTCTGGCCTCACTCATGCTGCTTTCTCCCTTTTGGACATATGAGCCAAAACAATTGACCAAACAAAACCTCCCGCAAACTTCGCAGCAAATTGAAGCAGCATTATCTCTGGCATGATTGAACCAAATGCGAGTGTCGGGAAAACACAACTATCAACGGCTGATCCAACAATGTTAGATCCATTTGACTTTACCAAATAAGGTTTTGCCCTTAGCACATGGTACATCAATGCATCTGCGATGTTGGATGCGATGAATGCCGCCATAGAAGCGAGCGCAATCACTCCTGTGCCTTGATCAAACACAAATGAGATAACTCCCGATCCGAAAATCACTCCCCCCATCTTCAAGATCAATTTACTGTTCTTCCATTTCTCGTGAAGGCAATCACGAAGCGCCAAATCCAAACCGATCAACAAAAAGGCGTTGATAGGAGATATGGCTGGGCCAAATGTTGCCACCAAAAGGTTTGCAGCAACTATAGCGGAAACATAAACTGCGATCATTAGCATTACATCAACTCCATCTGCTCATGTGCTTGTTCCCATTTATGCGGGCATTGAACTGTATCCCAACGATCCGCCATTTTGCGAGGTGATTGGTGCGGCAAATGATGATTGCGCGCAATGTCAGTGCTATCTACAGAAGCGAAAGGCCAATCTCGTCCACTGCAAGCCATCCCCCTCAACATATGAATTGGAGGAACACGACGGTGATGCCGCATTATGGCGTTCCATGCCAAATCCATCCTACTGACCCATATCGGGGACAGAACTTTTGCATATTGTGCTGATGATCCAATGCAGACCTTGGGCCATTCCAATGTTAGTCCCACCAGACGATCAAGCGTTTCATGCATGTGCCAAACTGGAACTCCTCTCTGACCATGAGGCCATCTAAGGATTAAGGCATCCTGATCTTCCTCAGATCCGGTAATGACATCTGGTATAATGGCCCATGTTGTCGGGCAATCCAGCCAACGGTCTGCCCATCGATAATAACCGTTCCAGTCAACGTGTTTCCCGGTCTTCCATGCGGAAAACGCACCATTGTCCAGCATCACAGATTGACCAATCTGATGGCAGCGTTCGACATCTTGCGGCGCAGCATGGCTGACACAAAAATGGCGTCCATGAAGTTCCAGTAATGAATTGATCGGAGTTATAGGTGTTCCATGATAGTGGATCACGCTGCCTTCTCCCTAGCTTTAGCTTTGCGGATATTCCGTGCGGTGATCCAGTTCTGAACTTCATAGCTCATGGTGATGGCGGGGCGGGGATCTAGTGAGTGATCTGGACCTACCTTGAACTTGTCCTTGAATGCCCAATAGGCCCACCCAGGTTTGTAGCCACGCAGGCTGGCATGCAGCACTAGCTGGCGATACCAGTCCTGCTTTTGTGCCATCGTGAACGTCTCAGCCTTTACCTTCCCATTGCGGGTCAGTTCCAGAAGCTCCCCGTCAGCGTTGCCAACATCCACCTTGGCGACCGGCTCAAACCCACAGGCCGGGCATTTGCGGGCCTTGGGCGGCTTCAGGAAGGCGCAGGCAGGGCATTCCTTTGGCAGGGGTGCCGTCTTCTCGACCGCCTGACGGTTGGCTGTCCCATCATGCAGTTTGTTTGTTCCAATGTCGGTGACGAACCCCAGCCGCATGGTTGTGTCGCTGTGATCCAAGATCAGGCAGTCGGCTTTCCCTTTGGCAGTCCGCAGACCCCGCCCAATCATTTGGACATACAAGATCTCAGACTTTGTCGGCCTCGCCAGAACGATGCACCTGACATCGGCATCAAACCCAGTCGTCAGCACACCCACGTTGCAGATCACTTGAACGTCG